AAGTTCCCAGAATCGTAGCAAGACGCACTTTGCGTTCAAGGGATTCCTTTGTGTCGTCTCCACGCACAACAATCTCAGTGAGGTTACAGAATTCTTTATCTCGGAGAATGATCTCGCTACATGGGTTGGTACCAAATTCATGATCAGTTTCTCGCAATCGATAACCATCACCCATAGATTCTCTATGATTATTTGCATGTTCAATTTGTTTCTTAGCCGCATCGCGATTGAAGATACCACGCTCACCAGACTTACTCTTGTAGAGCGAAACCCATTCCTCCATAAACGTACCAATCTCAGGCTTCTCTCTATATGCTACTGAGTTATTCGATAATGCTCTTTGTGGGTCGGAAACCCACCACTGTCCGTGCTTCGCATCACGCATCCGCTCATCGGTAAGCGAAGAGAGTGAGATAAGAGCACTTCTTCGTACTCCCCCAACCACGACAATTTCAGCAATCTTACAGATGACATCATGGCACTCGATTGATGTGAGTTTTCTTCCAGCAGCTTTCTGATAGGTATCCACTGTGAACCGGAATAAATCGTCCAGTGGCTCCGGGCCCGAAGCTCTACCACCGAAAGTTTTGAGTTTTGCTCCGGCAGCTCTAACTTTAGATAAGTCCCATTTCGGAATCTGACCTCCAATAAGAAGGGAGTTGAGTTCTTTATATGCTTTAGCCCAACCCATCTTGCTATCCTGCACAACAATGGTTGTATCACTCTCCTCAAATTCTTCTGCAATTGTGGGAAGTTTCTTAAGAAAATCACGTTCAACACTAAACCCAACACCAGTACCACACATAAGTACATATAAAATTTCATCGAAAGCGCGAACCCTCCCCGAACTAGCGAATGAGCAATTATATCCTGCGATGTTGTCTCGCTTAAGAGCTTCACCGGCCGTCATGAGTGCTCTCATCGAAGGCATGATCTCTAGGTTAAGAACAGCAGTTTGGAGTTCTTCTCGTTCCTTCTTTGATACATTGTAATTATGAAATTCCTTAAGGTGTTCCTCAAAGAAGTTAAAATAGCGACTAACAGTCTCAGACCAAGTCTCTCTCCTGCCCTTTTCCGGTAACCACCTAGAGTAACGGGACAGGTGAATAAACGACTGATATAAACTTGGTAACTCTGTACTCATAACAAAAATCTCCGACTATATTGTATAAAAACACTATTATATATGGTTTATTTAATAAGTAAACATAAAAAACTAATATCCATATCCACCAGATGATGGTGGTGACATTGGTGGTGGTGACTGACGTGGCGGTGACTGGCGTGGTGGTGATGACTGACGCGGTGGTGTAGGTGTCGTAGGCGCAGGAGTCGATGGAGTCACTGGATCAGGTTCTGGTGATTTGGTTTTTGTAGCTACACTTGACAGTTTAATGCCCGAACTAAGTGATATAACCTCTCTATCAGCGGATGTAGCGTTATCTCCAATAATACCAACGCGAGCTTGAGTAACATCACGATCAATTGGTCCACGAGAAGGATACCACACCAAACTATCCGAATCAGCAACCCTATATGACATTGCGCGAACAGTACCGTCATCCAGAACAATGTAATATATGTCTGCGTGTGCGGCCGCATATTCAATTTTTCTTCCTGATTCATCGTTCAAATTTGCATCTAATATAGTTAAATTTGCAGAATTCATAACATATGTGCTATCACGTCTATATTCTCTACCCAAAGCATCTGGATATGGAATACACTCTAAATTATCTTGATTGATAAAGTTTCTTTCATTAATTCTATTTGGAACCCTAAAATCCTTTAGGAAATTGGGATCATTTCGCAATTCATCTGGAATACTATTTGATAATTGACCTGAGTTTGCCCAAAATGAAAAGTTCTTTTTAATGTCGATCAGAGGATTACCCTCTGCATCAAACAAAGATAGATCTAATATTCGCTCTGAAGCGTTTCCACCCAATGCTTGATCGAATACATCCCAATCAATTTCTTCATTGTCTGGATCATCTGTACCAAAAAAGTTAGCTTCGAGAGCACCATATTGCTGTCCACCCTCAGATTCACCTTGTTGAGAAAATCCCCTGTAGTATGGATGAAGCGCACCCGATTCATGTGCTGGTATTCCGGGTAGGTATGGTGGTTGTATTGGTGTTGGATTATCGGCTGGTCCGGGTTCTGCAAAAGGTGTAATACTCGGGGGATTACAAAATCCGGGATAACAGACACCCCCCTGAAATAATTGCCCTCGATTCGCATGAATAGATCCAACCATAGGAATACCGTCAGGATAATTTGGATCTGTTTTAGATGGGTATATTTTACTGTCCCAAGTACCGAGGAGTGGGTTAAATCCACCATTGGCTCTATTGTTTGGGTTCAATTTAAAGTTGTTTAAATTGCCTCGGTTAAAAAACAGATTCCAAAATCGAATGTCATCATATGTCCTCCATGGTTCATAATCAGGAACAACATTTACACCTCGCGGCTTAAAATATACCGGGTGTGGTACTGTAAAGAAATCTATATCTACACTATCACCAAACTCAAAACTTCCTGGTCCAGCAGATAAAAATGGTTCAGCAAATTCCACACCTTTCCATTGTTTTGCAGTTATGTAGGCAATCTTATCATTATTCGAGTGAATTACAATGCCAGATCTCGTACCCCCAATGTTTCTGGGTGGAATATAATGTCTGTTCCCACCCACTGTCCTAACAAATAATTTTTCATAATTAACTGGATCAAAAGATGTTGTTTTATCGGGATTGTTTGTTGCATTTTCGAGGTATCCCCATAGAGAATCATCTAGCGGATCAATATCAGGAGAGAATAAATGTGTGGTCAATCTCGGAGACAACTTTTTCGCAAGCGAATTTATTAGATTAGCATTATCGAGTTGCATGACACCAAGGTGCATAATACCGGGCCTATAATTTGGAACGACCTCATCATCACTAATAACCAAAGGACTTAAACCACCATTTGGAATACCATAAACAACAGTAGAAAGATGTTCAAATGTATCACTCATTTGATAAACAGGGCATCTTTCGCCATTTGAGTCTTTTGGTATTTCCCTCAATGATGCTGTTAGAAACCTAAGAATCGAATTATCTTCGTGAATCGGAGAGTTGGTTTCCGGATCAATCATTATACTTTCAGGTCTTGTGTAATCTCTATACTTAGCAGCAACCCGGTGTGGATCTCCATTCAGAATAAGTCGAATGAATTCATCGTTAACCCGCTTATCATAAATTGGTAGATCTTCTGCGTTTGGATCAGTTGGATCTGATGGTAGTGTATATCCAATTTCAATGAAAGTTCTTTGCATATCAATAGTTATCACTCCATCAAACCCAAGCCCTGGCGATGATGACAAAAAACCACCGTCGTCTTGTAGAATATGACCAGCTTTCATGTACAGCGGATCTAGATCAGAATTGGGCACACCATTCGAATCATATGAACTGTACTTGGTCCTCTCTATAAATCTAGAATAAGATTGCCCCGTGTCTGGAATGGAAACTGTTCGCAAATTTGGAGAAATTGTGCTCTTAATTTCACGAGCATAAAGCTTACCGTTATCATCAATTGCGAATACAGTAACTCCCTCACCAGTAAGAGTACTACCTACTGCTTGAACTGATATAAACACAACATCTTCGGTATCAACTAAATGTCCGCTATCATCCATCCAAAAATACTTTTCTGAACTCATATATGGGAACGAATTTAAATCCAACGGAACACCATTAGAATCCAAATGTTCTGACCAGTCTACTTTTCTATATTTCTCTGGGTACCATATGAAGAAATTATTAACGAATGATTTTTCAACACCGTATGATGTAGTTGAAGCGTTCGGTGTGGTGTTCGATAGCGGAGTACAATTAGATAGAACATGAATCTTACCCTCTTCATCTAAAAGAATAGCAAGTTCATTACCGGCCATGGCCATTGATTTTATTTTTAAATCTTCATCGTAATATTCAACTGCTGATGCTAAATGAGTATAGTTAGGATTACCCGACTCATAAACGTCTTTAAATTTTTTATTTAAAAATAATCTAAACAAGTGGCCAATATTCGCAACGGGTTCTGCCAGATATTTGGTTATTCTATCAGTATAATTTAAACCTAAAGATGCACTTTCTTCATCTCCAATCCAGTCAACAGGCTCTGCTACAAATTTGTCTGATGCTGGATTGAAAATAGAATGATATTCGATACCTTCTGTCTGTACGCCCTTTTTGTTAAATAGATATTTGTCAAATAAAGATAATAAACTAAAAATTGGTGGTTGCAATGCAAATGAGTATGCACTACTTACCTGTTTTATTTTACCCTCTTGATCTACATACAAACCATTATCAAAACCAGTCGCGAATGTTTGCTCTTTTGCGTCCCGAATTTTTCCAGTGTCATCATCTCGGTAAGATCCATACTTATAAAAAGTAGGTCGTTTTGGTATTCTTTCTGTTAAAGTGACTAGATCAGGAAGTTCACTACTAGCCAGTTCAGGTAGAGCTAGATTATATGTTCGTCTCACCACAGGGCTACTTTGATCATAGATCAGATTAACTCCGGGTATCGTCTGTATAGATGATAGATCACTAATCGTGGCGACATTTGATTCGTATGAGCCAGTAGGCACAAAATCAGCATTACCATCAGAATCACCATCGAAACCAAACATATTAAAGTTAACCTCGTCAGCTCCCAATTGTTTCTTGTTGGTTGTCGCGGCACCAGCTAAACCTATTAATTGAAATAAACCATGTGAATTTTCCAATGGGGTTGGCCAACCAGTCCCACTTGCAATACCACCATCAAATCTATCTGAGAACAAACTAAGACTATATTCACTCTGACTAGAATCGACTGAAGTCGGATTATCATTCAGCAGAACTAATCCACCATAAATATCACCCTCAACATAGCGTTTTAAGATAAGCTGTGGGTTCACTATCTCTGCATCACCACCCAATCCACCATGCCCAAATATATGTACCATTCAATTCCCCTTTACTTAGTTACTTCTCTGTTTACAACAAATCTACCCTTGAGAACTTTTATGGTTTCATTTGAAGGGTTGATAAATTCTAGATCATAGAAGTGTCTTCCGAAAGGCATCTCAGATGTGGTCAGTGCATCCATTGCCACAAAAACACCACCTGTCGAATTACCATGTGTTGATCCTGTAGATGAGGCATTAAAGTAAATACCCCCAGTTCTACCAGCACTAATTCCACCAGTAGATGTAGATTGGAAAAATCCGATTGTCCCACCACCGATAATCGAAGCACCAGCACCAGTTGGTCCTGTTCCTAAAAGATACACAAGCATATCATCCGAACCAGCGAATTTACGAACTTGCATTTCAGCTTTCTTATAATTATTCAAATCTATGAGATTATCATCATTATCAGTAAACTGAAAATACAATCCAAATTTTTCACCTTGATCTATTTCTATGTCGTAGTTTTTTTGTGCCATAATAGTTCCTTTACTATGTATTTATAGTAAGGGCTTTCCACGAAAATGGGAAGAGAGGTTGTATAATATCACCAATTACTCTCGCATATTCACGGATCTCCCACTGTGCGTGATCATCAGACCGTTGACTATAGAATCTAGCATATGCTGCGAGTGATCCTGTCCAGTACCATTCTGTGTACATTGCTTGTGGTAAAATGAAACGTGCTTGCTCTGGAGCAACACCAGAATCAAGTAGTTTATGATATGCATCCAAAGATGCATCAAGTGAATCAGAGAACGCTCGTATTGTCGCTGAGGGTAAAGCTATGAAATCGTCACTACCCTGCTTTGCACCGTTCGTTGGTTGACCTCTCCAGTGAGGTAAATAAAACTCAGGCTCATGCGAAACATATCTTCTGCTAATTTCATTCTCAACAAATCCCTGCTTGTGCTTAAAGAACTGAGTTCTAATTGACACGGGAGCTTTTATTCTCAACGTAATCTGTGGATGTGCAAAGGGTGTCCAGTGCTTATGTTTTGCTAAGTATCGTATGAGTTTTTTATCAGATTCAGACAAAGTTTTGAACTCATTACGAAGTTTATCTGCCTGCCAATTTGATCCCTGAATCCTTTTCATAGCCTCTTCATCATATGCCCACTCACTTTCTTTATTGAAAGAAACACGAGCAGCATTTACCACAGTGAGATCATTACCCATGTGATCAACCAATTCAACATGCCCTGCATTTAAAATCTTAGTCACGTTCATCATCTCCATAAAAAATATCAAAATCTTCTAATTCAGTATAACTTTTAGCATAATCAACCGCTCTTCTCCATAAATCAGAATCGTTCTCTTTTACGTAATCTGAAAAATGATTTGCAAATTGAATTGTTGCCTCCAGAAAAACATCATCGGGAATATCTTCTTCCATCATATCTTTCTCCATTTCATTAATTTTAGTTTAGCTTCTAGCCCCGTGTAAATATTCTGATCAATTATACTTTTAATCTCTCTATGTGATCTCGTGTATATCATATCATTAATATCTTTTTGCTTTACATTTTCTGGCCAGATACAAACGGAACATTTTTTCTCTATGAGACGTTCCATGTAGTTTATAATTTGTTTGTTTCTTGGTTCATTATCAAGAGCGTATATAACGTCACTACAATCAAACCGAGGATGTATTTTTTCAATCGCACCAGCACCAACCATCGCTATGGTATTTGGTATAAACAAACTATCCAGTGGTCCTTCAACAACATAAACTCGTTTCTTAGGGTTAGCTCTCCACATACCATACCATAATCGATCAATACTTTTATCAGCTTTCACTGTTATATAACGGGCAGTATGTCGAGCATTTTGTTCTGATTTTAAATTTAGAAGGCGACCCTGTGCAGCAACAAGATCACCTGTCTTATTAAAGAAAGGTATAATCAAACGCTCTTCCGCACCAAGGGCCATTGCTTCCGGATCCAATTTAGTCTGGAAAGAGCCAAAGTCATCAGTATAATACAAAATATCATAATACTTTTCTGGTATCTTTCTCAACTTGACAAATTGTAAAGCTGGATGATCCTTACTTAGATCTTTAATTTTAGATAGGTTTTGCAATAGTTTTGGTATTGGTTTAAATTTTGGCTTCGAGTTTATTCCTAACATGTCTTCCTTTTCTGGTTCGATAAAATTAGATCTGTTGTTCTCACCAGACTTCCATCTTTCCATGGAATAATCTTTCATCAATAACGGCGAGACCATCTCTAAAAATCTATATAGGGAGTGTCCAGCACCACAATTGTGACATTTATAGAAAAAATCGTTACCTTTTTGAAAAAAGTAACCTCGTGCTTTTGTTTTATTTTTTTTCGAGTCTCCGCAAATGGGACATCGACAGTTAGCTAAATCATTCTTCTTCCAACTAAATTTATCTAGTTGAGGTGATACCAAATTGATAAATTTTTTATCAATGTAAGTAGTCATTAAATGCTCCAACTTTCAAATGAATTTTTTGATTCAAACTTAGAATCAAAGTTCTTACCATTAAATCCGGTACCAGAATCCTGACTTGCACTTTGATTTGATTGTGTCAGATCACCAGATCCATGATCCACATCATACAGTTTCATTTTTCCTCTGTTAATACCAAGTAAGAATTTCTTATTACTAGCCACATCATTGTAGCGATTCTTCAATTGTTTTACCATGATTTGGTTTAGCTCTTCCAACTCTTCGGTAGATATCAAAGCAATCATAAAATCTGCGGTAGCCGGAAGTCCAAATGATTCTGATGTATCCTCAAGACCAACATCACTATTGTTAAATCCATTACGATTCACTTGTGTTGCAGAAAAAACAGGTACAGATCTTTCAACTGCCATACCACGAAGTTCCTCTGCGATCGCTTTAATATAACTATAAGAATTCACATTACTACCATTTTTCAAACGTGCTGAAGCACATATGTTCAAGTAATCAATAAAAATGATATCTGGTTTAAATTGCTTCTTCATCCACAACTCATCCAGTAAAGCACGAAAATGATTGACGTTCGCAGTCGCAGTAGGGTACTCCTTAACAATTAATTTACCCTTAATCTTCGATTTTAGATTATTCAATTTCTTATTATATATTGTTTTGGGTAGATCCTGAACATTATCAATAGTCATATCTAGTAAATTGGCATCTATTCTCTCTGCAATTCTTTCTTCTGCCATTTCACATGTAATATACAGAACATTATTGTTCTGCGATAAACAATTGGCTGCATGGTGACACAAAAACAATGACTTACCAACACCCGTACCAGCCATGATTATGTTTAGAGTTTTCTGTGGTGTTCCACCGGCAGTTATCGTATTGAAATACTCAAGATCAAAGGGAACTTTTTTCTCTACTTTATGATAAAAATCATATCTGTCATCAGAATCTTCCAGATAATCATGTCCAACGTGAGTATCAAAAGAAACTGCCAACGCATCAGATAGAATTTCTGGTATTGCGTTTGAATTTTGTGTTTTAGATTCACCATCAATGATGTGGATTGATTCCATGATGGCATTATAGACTGCTTTATCCTTACAAAAATTTTCTGTCTGTTCAGTCAACCAAGAAAAATCAACTTCATCATCGGACAGACTGTCTAGAATAGAAGCAATTTGTTTAAAATCATCTTCGGTTACAGTTTTAAGTTTATCGACTTCAATCAGAACAACTTCTGGTGTAGGGGATGCATTGTAGGTAAGTATAAAATTTTGAACTATAGTAAAGGCTGTCTTTTCGTTTCTATCATGGAAATACTCCGCCTTTAAAAACGGAGTTACTTTCCTAGAATATTCTTCATTGTATAAAAGGTTCTGTAAAATGATTTGTTCAAGATTTTTTGTCATCACCCTCCTTTAAGAGTTCCCCATCTTCACCGGCAATAGATAGCTGTTCATCTAATACTTGAAAAAGAATGTTATTTAATACTTTATTGAGTTCTTCACTTTCATTGAACTCTTGTTCATTTATGATATCATAATCATAATTAAAATGCAACTCTTCATCTTTTTCTTCAAAGTATACACCATCAAATCTAAATTGTAGACCTGTATATTCGCCCTCAGTAATTTCAATCGGGACATTACCATCAGTATTCTCATCCATATATCGGTAACTAACATTATCATTCACTTTTCTCTTCCTCCACCCCTCCAGTATCATGTGACGAATCACTTGTTCCATATGTAAATTCTTTCTGTGCGACTCTATCCAATTCTTGCATAAAATCTTCACAAAAGTATTTTTCCGGGTTCTTGTAGATTTGCTTTTCATATACTTTAGTACCATCTTTCAATTGGATTCTGTTTGAAACTTTACTTACCAGTTCATACTTGAGGGCAAGATCAATTAGACCATAGTATGGATTTAGACCTTCATCATAATTTAGCATAACATCTACCATAGAATTTTCTTTAGTAAATCTACTCTTGTACAGTTTACAATGAATAATGTTGCCAATCACATCCGTACCTTCTTTGAGCTTCTTCTTGGACAAATATACAATAGTTGATGCTGCATATTTGAGTCCAGAACCACCACCCATTTCTTTCTGAGGAAACATAGAACCAATCACATCATATGTGTGGTTTGTCAGAATGAGTGGAATACCTGCTTTTCCTAACTTAAGAGTCAGAACTCGGAAAGTTGATTTGACCATCTGTGCTCTTGTCATATCACGAGTACCCTTACCATCGGCAGTGTCAGTAATTTCTTTATCGGTGCTCAACATACCAAGTGAGTCCAAGCAGATTAACATAGGTTTTCTTTCTGACTTGGGTAGTTCAAGATATTTGTCAACAATTGTAATAGCTTGATGACGAAACTCTTCGATTGTTGCAACGGGGAACACAGCGACACGACTAGAATCAACTCCACGATCAGTGAACATATCTGATGTTACGGCTTGCTCAGTATCAAAATACAAAACCACCCCGTCAGGATTGTCAGACAGAAACTTATGTACGATGCCAAGCGTAAAATAAGTTTTTCCCGTTGCAGATTCTCCTGCGATTGCGATAATCTTATTATTAGGAATTCCACCCCAAAGAGAACCAGAAAGCAAAGCGTTAAAAGCATAAGATCCAGTGTCAACGAATCCATCTACGTCCGCACCATCCAATCCATTTTGCACAATATTTGCATATTTGTTTCCACTCTCTTTCACAAAGTCATTTAAAAAATCGTTCATTAACATATCTCCTACTTCTGTTGTTTAATAATGGATAGAATTCTACCAATGTTATCGCGATCACTTGCTAAACTACCAATTTCATCTAGGGAAGTTTCCTCATCTGCATATGATTCTCTTACACTATTACTTATCTCAGTATGAATTGTAGATAAGTAATTTTCCAAAAATATTAAGTCTTTATATTCAATAGTAATGTTCATGTGAAAAGTCCCTCTAGTGTTGCTTCTTCTTTAGACTTCCACCCAATTGCAGTAAGAATTGTTTGCAATGGATCCAAAAAACTCGTGGTGAATTGCTTATCATAATCAATAAATCTATGTAAGTCAAGTTCTTTAGGAATTTTAGTGGGGAAAGAAATTACCTTATCTCCCCTACCACCACCGATGGGATTTGGTTCCTTTAGGTAAATAAATTTAATTTTATCTCCCTCTTGTATTTTTTCATATTTATGAGAAAGATTAGCTTTCTCAACAAAGAAATTATAAATCAAAGATCCCTTGACTGCAATTGGAGTTCCCTTGGAATATATATTTGATGGAGAAGAATATTTTTCTAGATTTGAAACACTACGAGGAAATGCAATTTCTTCTGGATCAAACTTAAAGAAATTTGTTTCAAATTCAGATACAAATTTCTGAATAACAGTTTCATCCGTAGTAAGAATTAGGCGAATAACTTCTTTGAGTTTTTCGCGAACGACTGCGGGAGTTGAACTTCTAGTAGTTTCAATTCCCATGATCTTAAGTTTAGGTTCATCGTATCGAATCCCCTCGGAATCCCAAACATTTAACGCATATCGTTTCTTGGCGGTCCAAACACCTCTCTCAGCAATAACTTCTCTACCCATTTGCATTTTGTTTTCATAAGCGTTCATCATCTTAGCGAGTTCATCGTACTTTTTGTCGATAAGAGGTTGGATAATTTTATCTGAACTTTTATCCAAGAAATCAACAATCTTATTTACATCAGTGCAATCAGGGAGAAATCGATCAACCAATTTGTTAAGTCGAACGTAAATCGAGTCTGTGTCAGATGCAACAACATAGTCGTAGTTTTCGGTCCCAATTGTTTTGTTTAGGAAAAGATTCAATTTATCAGCAACCCAACGAATACTCAATTGACCTGAAGTGGTGATTGCTTCTGCAACATCAGTCGAATAATACCTAAAATATTGATTACCAATTGCACCATAAGCAGAGTTAAGTTGAATCTTACGAACCATCTGGAAGTTATTGTACTTGGTAATTTTATTTTCTAGATTCGGCTCACCCGCTTGTTGACGTTTCTGACAATCGATCATTTTCTTCTTGTATGTTTTTCTTTCAGCATACATCTTAGACATCAACTCTGGAAGGAACCCACGAATCTCGCGAGTGTAGCATGTACCATTTGCTGCCACTGAATAATTTTTATCAGTATGTTTCTTCAACGCTCTTTTAAAATGATCAGATTGTTCACCAAGAGTAGCGTTTGGTGTGATAATAAAATCTTGTGGTTGATTGATTTTTGTCTCTGGACTAATATTGTACTGCATAATAAGATGTGGGTACAGACTGTTCAAGTCAAAAGACACAACCCAATCATGCATTCCTGTGATTGGATCCTTTACATATGCACCAACATATTGCTCATCTTTTTTCCCGCCCTTCTTGGGAGGTATTACAATATTTTCTTTTCTGAGGTGATGGTAGATAATTTGATCCCATGTCCTAACTTGAGAAAAAACATCCTCATAGTTCACCTTGGCAGAATAAGCTAAGGCAAGGGCAAGCTCAAGCAATTTCATCTTATCTTCTAGCATCTCAATCAACTCAACATCACGAACATTATACTCCATAAACTTCTGGAAATCATTGCGATAAAAATCTCTGATTGTTTCGTATTCACCATAACCTAGTTTGCGTTCACCAAGTTCAACAAACGTAATGTGATCTAGTTTATATGATTCTTGATTTTTATATGTGAAAGTTCGATACAAGTCCAAGTAATCTAGAATAGAAACACCAAGAATCTGGAAAGTCAAATGCTTCTTACTGGATCGTTCAATTTCTTTCTCTCTGATTTTTTTCCATGGAGAAAGTTGCGCTGTCTCAACTGGAGTGAGTAGTTTGTTCATTCTTTGAACAAGATATGGAATATCAAAAAACTTAATGTTCCAACCAGTTACAATGTCTGGGTGTTCCATTTTCCAGATGTCTAGAAAATCGGCGAGAAGATCCTCTTCATGTTCATAGTTTCTACAATCAACATTGTCAATGTGAAACTCACCAAGTCCAAGCACATACTTCTTTCCATTAACAGAAAGAGTGATACCAATAACTTCCTCTTGTGGATCGTCAACTTGGGGAAACCCATGCTCACATTGCGTTTCGATATCGATATGAGCGATGACAATTTTTTCCATGTCATAGTCAACTTCACCTGAAAATTCATCACCAATGTACTGGTAAACGTAATCAGTATTACCATATATGTTGAAGTTAGGAATACCTTTGTATTTGTTAACAAACTCCCGACATTCTGAAATGTTACCGGGATTGATCGACTCTACAAATTTACCTTCCAATGTCTTAAATTCGGTTTCTTTGTTTGATGGAACAAATAAAGTTGGTTGATATTTAACAACTCGCTTTACTGCTATTCCATTTTCAATCGCTCGATAGAGAATACCATCCCCAACGAGTGACACATTAGTATAGAAATTTGTCATATTTAAACCGGGTGGTGCATTACCGTATTGGATGGAAGATCTTTAGTTTCGTCATCGAAGATTGTAGATGTAGGTCCCGGTGGCAGCTTGATAACTTTGTGACTTGGTGCTTCATTTGGCGCAAGATCTTGCTCTGATTCTGAATTATCTTTATCTTGAATGTAAGCACCAAGGAGAACCATATAATTAACAACATCAATCATAGTGTCATAAAAACTCTCATCCTCAACGTGCATCTTACCAGACTCAAGAAAAGAACTCATCCGACTAATCTTATCAATCACCCGAACAAGAAAACCAGTCTCCGTTTGACAGACACCCATAGATTCACATCGTGTAAAATTGGCAAAAGGTTCTTTTCCTTCATTACCAGCATAGTCACGATTTTTAAGACTCATGAGATTTCTGGCATCTTCACATACTGATACATGAAATTTAATTAATTCATCACGATTCATCAATTTACTCCTGTGCTTCCGAACCCACCGACTCGACTCGTCTTCTGTGTGGGCATTTCTGGGATTTGTTTAATTTCATATTCCAAGTTCTCGATCATTTCCGCTTGTGCAATTCTTTCACCATGATTAATTCTAACCGTCTGGTTACTCGAATTGTACAACATCATGTAACACTCATGACAATAATCAGAGTCAATTATACCTTCACCATTCACCATCATTAATCCCCTTTTCAGAGAAAGACTTGACCTACTGTGAAGTCGCACAGAGAAACCTTCTGGAATATCAAAAATCAACCCAGTAGGAATTAGGACACGATTCTGCATAGGGATACTAATATAAGAATCACAATTACTACCCGTAACAGTGGTAGAATCTGTAGTAACATCATACAGACGCTCACGGTTCACAGAGTCATATCCATGAACGATCGTACCCGGCTCAAAGTGAGCATACAAATCGAAACAGGCAGATTGTTCGGTTCCCCAGATTGGTCGTTTCACATTATCATGTAGTGGGTAGAAACCCAAAAAATCAGTCATCATATTTTCACCAAAGTTCCAGTCATTATCAGACATAATATATTCCTTTCACACTAATATAATAACACCAATACAAAAAATGTCAAGCTATTTTGCTGCTAAACCATCATCCTCTGAGGTTGGATCATAAACAATAGTTTTGATGGTTTCTGCGTTTGCCAATAGACCAGTTGCAGTGGCAACCAAAGCATCAATCAACTGAGTGTCTAGATCAGTTTTAGGTGCGATTTCCTTGAAGTTGTATGAGATGGCTTCAAGCCTCGATTGCATCTTATTGACATCGGCAATAAGAGCGGCGTAGTGTTGAATGTTAATCATTGTAAGTTCCTTATTTTAGAATGTTATTGTCACTGTAATAGTTATGTCGTCTGTATCATCAAGATTATTGTCAGTCCAAAAAGTTCCGGCCTCGGTGCCGCTTGATGTCATATCAAATCTAGGTCTAGCGTCGGTTCCGGCAACAGCAACCGAGTCTGGTGTAAATACATTACCTCCCACAGTAAATGTGATGGAAGTCAAATTACTTGCGATATTAGCCTTGGTTTCAAATCCTGCCGTACTTGTATCATTATTGGTCCTGAATGATAATCGACTATCATTAGCTTTTTGAAATTGAGAATTGTTAACAAAAGGAGAAAATTGATCAGCTAGACTACCACTTTCTGTTCCAGTGCTGTCCTCTTTTCTTCTATTGTTTGCTGGAGCACTTTTAACTATAGATCTATCAGTTTGGACCTCATAGATGTACTGTGCCGCCGTTGACTGCGTAGGAAAGAATAACCAATGGGGAGGAGTCATAATGTTGTAGTATACTCCACACTAAAAATAACATCAGTAGCAGATGAATTACTCGAAGTAACAATACTCATAGTTGCTCCTGCTGAAACAGAAGTATTACCCAAGGAACTCTGAACTCCGCTCGTAGTGCTCACACTAGCAGCTTTAACTGTGGCGGCTGCATTTTTCAAAGTCGCTGTCACTGTACCAGAACCAGATTTAATGAAATAGCCAGTAATTGTTCTTGCTGTCGCTGGTGATGGATCGATGACATATGTTTTATCCGAAGCAGTTTCAATTTGACCTGTGTATGAATCAGTTCTAGTGGCAGTCACCAACCCAGTTCCATCAGCAAAAGTAATCCCTCTGTTACCTAGTGTTACACCAAGAGCTTGGATAGTTCCGGTTGTAAGTGTTGCAACATCGGGGCGGAAAAATAATCCTTCAGAAGTACTACCGCTGTCAGTCTTCAATCCAAGCGAGACTGATCCTGATGCGGAACCCGCAGCAAAAGGAATTCTATATTGTGTGCTATCATCCACAGCAGTAACTTGTACATTAGTCGCAGTAGTCGCTGATGTTGCGGTGCTTGCCGAAAGAGCGGCAGTCGCTGTACCCACCATGACACCACTAGAAATCAGAACCGATCCAACCGTGGACGCACCACACGATATACCACTCGACTCTACTAACCCTGCAAACGTGGCCCCTGCTGCTGCGGACACACCAGTGAGGACTTTGAAATCACCAGCGTTCACTTCTAGTATTGTGTTTCCACCAGCATCAGTTTTAATCTGATCTGTGTTGAATGTGAGTTTAGTATTCGTGTCACCAGAATGAACAATGTCCTCACTGACTGTGACAGTGGGGGCGTTCAATTCAATTGTTGTATTCCCATCATCAACCACAACTGTTGTGTTATCATCACTACCCGAGGCGTCACCCAATGTTACTTTAGCTAATTCAAATTTAACTGCTAGGTTAGGTGCATCGAGCGTGTTCTTAATACCACTACCGGCCGAGATAAGAATTTCACCGAATGATCCTCCCGCAGCAGATATACCACCAATGAAATGGGACTTACCAGTTACGTCCAATGCACCTGTAATATTAACGTCACTACTGTGGTTGACGATACCACCAAAGGTTGCTCCACCATCGGAGGAGATGCCTGCTAGGTGAATGTGGGGTAATATGTTCCGTGCAAGAACACTACCAGTCAAACCATCAAACGAACCAACCCCAGTAACTGAACCAGTTAACCCATTGAATGAACACACAACATCAACCACATCACCCGTGTTCCCACATACAGAAGAAACACCAATTACATCACCGGTAGCTCCATTGAACGAGTCAACAACGTCACCACCGCTGTGACCATGATCACTATCTGTTGTAGCTTTATCCCACGCAGAGCCGTTCCATACCCATGACTTAGCTCCTATTTGGTGCGTAGTAACATTGGTAATTAAATCATTTACTGGAAAGTTTATTGCAACCATTAAATTTCAAACCATTCGTTAGTATTTCTCATTCGTAAAACTCCACCGCCACTACCTGTATCGAACCAGAGTTCGCCCTGCATGACCTCTTTATTTTCCGTAGATGGATCTGTATCAGAAATATACACAGGAGAACTTACCTGTACATCCTTTCCGTGTCTAGCTACATCAATATTTATACCACGGAATTTTATGTCACTAACAGAACCAATCAAAAGTCTACCGTCTTTTTTAATTCCAACTGCACCACCACCACCAATAGCGGTGAGTAGGTTATTAATTTCCAACCCAGACAAATTAGAAGTTCCTAGCTTTGTCACAACTCTTTCTATTGCTTTTTCATCTAAATGCAACTTACCAGTCGAGTCTTCATACTTCAATGGAAATTTTACTTTTAGTTTTGGTGATTCTCCATCTTGTCCACGCGCACCCCGTGATCCTGCCGATCCACGTTCTCCCCTATCTCCTTTGGGGCCCTTAGCACCAACATTTCCTTTGAGACCTTTAAGTCCACGATCACCTTTATCACCCTTTGTACCATCTTTTCCGGGTAATCCATCGATACCATCATTACCATCATTACCATCAGTACCGTCAATACCATCTTTACCCGGTGATCCATCGACTCCATCAACACCCGGAATACCTTGCGATCCTTCCATGCCTTGTAGTCCGGGTTCACCTTGATCACCTTTAGGACCAGGATCGCCCGGTAAACCATCGATACCCTGTGCTCCCTCTGGTCCAGGCTCTCCCTGTGGACCTTGCGGTCCATCTAATCCTTGCGGTCCTTCTACGCCCTGCTCACCATCATAACCGCGCATACCTTGCGGCCCTTCAGTTCCCATGACACCCGGATCCCCCTTTTGTCCGGGTGGACCGGGTAAACCGGGCTTTCCTTGAACCTGCTCAACCACCGGTCTAGATTTCTCAGTAACCTCTTTGATTACCGGTGTTTGTTTTCTCTGGGGTTTACTTTCATATACTACTTCTAGTACTTCTTTTATTGCGCGTTGGGGCCCCTGTAAAAGAAAAATTTCACCGTGATCATTTATAATATGCACTTCACCCAAACCAAACCCTAACGATATTCTAACGTCGGGTTCGGTCTGATTTATCTGTTCTACGATAGAACCAACTGATAAATTTTCATGTATGTTTTTAGCAACAATGAATTGCATTATCTACTCTTTACGGTTTTTTTCTTTCCCTTGGGAGAAGCAGTTTTGGTTGACTTTTTTACTCCCCGATTCTTTTTCTTTTCTAGCTTTTCTTCGATGTTGATTTTTTCTTTCTTGATCTTCTCAAGTTCATGATCAATATTATTCTTGAATTCATCAGCATGAATTGAACTCAAAACTTTTTCATACTCTTCGAAATTTTTAGCTACCCGATCCCTTGCTTCTCCTTCGGGTACCATATTATCCTCTAGTAACTTTTTACATGCAGAATAACCAACATGAG